TAAGTTTTTGGGTGTTGTCAGTTTATTTACGGCGCCAAAATTTGAATTCAAAGAAAAGTCGGTTATTATTCATGGCGGTAATGGTTCTCGTGTTACTTATTTTTACTCAGAACCAAAACTTTTGACCGTTCCGACAAAAAATGTAAACATGCCACAAACATCTGTAAATGTAAGTATTACAGAAAAAGTTTTTGTGGAGTTACAAAAAGCATCAGCAGTTCTTCAACTTCCTGATCTTTCTTTTGTTAGCGAAGACGATAATGTAGTTGCTGTTGTTTCTGATTTACTAGATCCAACAACAAACAATTATAAAGTTATTGTTGGAAAGAATGATTCAGATGCTTCATTTAGTCTAAACTTTAAGATGGAAAATATCAAAATTCTTCCCGGCGACTATACTGTTGAATTTTCCAAGAACATTGTCGGTCAGTTTACACACGACACATTGGATATTAAATATTGGTTTGCTATGGAGAGTAATTCCAAATATAGTGAGTAATTATGATTATTAAAGAGAATGAATTTTTGTGGGTTGAGAAATATCGACCCCAAACAATTAAAGATTGTATTCTCCCCGTGTCCTTGAAAAAAACTTTCGAGGACATGGTTACAAAAGGAGAACCACAAAATTTGCTATTGTCTGGCACAGCAGGAACCGGAAAGACAACGGTTGCAAAAGCTTTGTGCAAGGATATCGGTGTAGATCATATTTTGATCAATTGTTCAGAAAATGGTAATATCGACACACTACGAACAGATATTAGACAATTTGCAAGCACTATTTCTTTGACTGATGCAAAGAAAACTGTAATTCTAGATGAGTTTGATTATAGTAACGCACAAAGTATTCAACCTGCTCTCAGAGGAGCAATTGAAGAGTTTTCAAATAATTGCAGATTTATAATCACTTGCAATTATAAAAGTAGAATTATTGAACCCATTCATTCTCGTTGCACCTGTATTGATTTTAGTATTACAGGCAAAGAAAAGGAAGAAATTGCTATAGAAATGTGGAAGCGATGCAAGCAAATTCTTCAAAATGAAAATGTAAAATTCAATGAAAGTGTTTTGGCACTAGTAATTAAAAAGTTTTTTCCTGATTTTCGTAGAATTCTAAATGAACTTCAAAGATATTCTGTTTCAGGTGTCATTGATGAGGGTATTTTATCCAAATCTTTTAGAGAGATGGAAATAGATGAACTAATTGCATCCATGAAACAGAAAAACTTTTTGGGAGTTCGTAAATGGATCGTTTCGAATAAGGATGTCCCTAGTACAGAACTTTTCCGTAAAATATATGACAATATAAGCACAGTATTGGTTCCAAGTAGTGTTCCTGAAGCAATACTTGTTTTAGCAGAATACCAATATAAGTCAGGATTTGTCGCAGATCAGGAAATCAATACTTCCGCGTGTATGGTTGAACTGATGATGCGATGTGAGTTTACATAATTATGGAACTTGGTGATTTCTTAAATTCTATTAATCTTAATAAAAAAGATTTGATGAAAGAAGATCCAAACTGTGAAAAACAGTATCTTCCTTTTATTGTAAATAAGTCTCTTTCTTATTTTATTGATTCTTTGTTTTATTCAAATAAAATGAATGAGTTGCATTTTTTGGATAAAAAGATGCAATATGATTATTTGAGACACAAGTTAGTAAAAAAGAAAAGATTTAGTAAGTGGTTTAAACCTGATGAATTAGAATCATTGGAGTATATTAAAGAATACTATGGTTATTCTACACAAAAAGCTAAAGAGATTATGTGTGTCTTGACACCGGATCAGATATTAGAAATTAAGGCAAAACTGAATAAAGGCGGCGCAAAAAACCAAAAAACATAAATATTATCGTTCAATATGGGGATTTAAAATGAATGATGATATTTTTTCTGGATTGGGTGTAGAGATAACATTAAAAACAAAAGAAAACTTCTTAAAAGTAAAAGAAACTTTGACACGATTAGGCGTGTCTTCGAAGAAGGATAAAAAACTTTATCAATCTTGTCACATTCTTCACAAAAGGGGAAGATATGCTATTATGCATTTTAAAGAAATGTTTATATTAGACGGATTGGAAAGTGACATAACTTTAGAAGACATACAAAGAAGAAATACAATAGTAAATCTTTTGGAAGATTGGGATCTTTTGGAAGTTGTAGATCCAAAAAAATCAGAAGACGAATTAAGTTTGGCAAGAATAAAAATACTTTCACACAAAGAAAAAAACGAGTGGACACTTGTACCTAAATATCATATAGGTAAATGACATTTATGGAGACTTTTTATTATGGAAAAAATGCAAGCAATTGGGGAACCGTTTCCGGTTCAGTATTCATCCTGCTCAGACAAAAAACCAAAATACTTTGAATGGACTAATGAACATTGTCCCATTAAAGTGTTTATGGATCAAGCAATAGCACCGGGAATGAATTATACAAAGAAACCCGGAGATGCTAAAAAAGTAGCATGGATTTGTGAATCACGCGCAATATTTCATTCATGGGTTTTTCCTAGAGATTTATGGGAAAATCACTTAGATAAAATAGTTGATTCATATGATGAAATATATGTTTCAGATAAGCATTGGTGTCAGTTTTCCCCAAAAATAAAATTTTGTTTTGCGGGAAGCAATGCTTCGTGGGTCAAAGAACCTAAAATATACGAAAAAACTAAACTAACATCAATGATTGCTTCTGCAAAGGTGATTACACATGGTCATCAAATTAGACACTCTATTGCAAACAAATTTAAAGATAAAATAGATGTCTATGGAGGTGCCGCCGGTTCTAAAAGATTTGGTGGTGGAACCTGGCCAGATAAATCCGAAGCAATGAATGATTATATGTTTTCTATAGTCATAGAGAACGATAGTTATTCGACATATTTCACAGAAAAAATTACAGACTGTTTTGCAACCGGAACTATACCAATTTACTGGGGTGCTCCTGAAATCGGAGACTACTTCAACATGGATGGAATAATTTTATATACGCCAGATTTTGACATTTCAATGTTGACACCTGAACTTTATAAAAGTAAAATGAGTGCTGTTTTGGATAATCTTGAGCGAGTTAAATCTATGGACATGGCTGATGATTTTTTATATAAATTAATTAACAATGAAAACTGAAATTATATCATTTTTTTCTGACATAGACGGGACTAGTTATTATAGTGACCATGCGTTTAGACTTAGAGAAGAATGTTTCAAACATAATGTTCCATATGATTTTAGACACATGGAATCTACGGGAGACTATAGATTAAATTGTCTAAGAAAACCTCAATTTATTTTATCTCTTTTAGAAGAAAAGAAAAAACCTTTAGTATGGATGGACATTGACAGTATTATTCATAAGGAATTATTGGCTTTTGATCACTTATCAGAAAATAATGCAGATATAGGATTTGCTTATCCTATAACGAAACCGGATCAAATTAATATGTCAAGTCCTAAAGCATCTCCAATTTTTTGCAATTATAACGAAAAGGTTATCAAATTTTTACAGACATGGATTGCTAATTGCGAAGAAAGTTTGAAAAACGGTGAACATTTTTTCGATCATGAAATTTTATTAATGCGAGTTTTACCAAAAGTTAAAGAAATAAAAATTGGTATATTGCCAATTAATTATTGTGTTTGGCCAAATAAATGTCCACAAGGTATAGATCCGTATATAACAATGGGAATTGCAGATGGAAAATCAAAAGAAAAAAATTTGAGAGAATTGGCAAAAATATTAAATATGAGCGAACATCATATTTTATTCAATTTAAATAAATTATAAGGAAATAAAATGAAAGCAATTGTGAATAATGGTGATTATTTTTCTAGCGAAATAAATCTAGATTTTCCATGTGAAATACACATTAGTAGATTTGGAAAAAATCAAAAAAGAATTTCACGGAGAAATGAACACAAACAACCAATAAAAATAGATTTTAGCACTAGAGATTCATACAAAGTTTTTGTTTGTTCTAATGAACCTTCAAGTTCAAATCATAGAGAATTAAATGGTATAATAATTGATAATTCACAACAATATGATTTGATTCTTACATGGGAATCTGAAATAATAGAAAATACAGATAATTCTGTATTTTTTCCATATGGAGGAACATGGTTAAATAAAAAAGAAAATTCACATATAGATTCTTTGGGTTCATTTGATCCAAAAGTTTTAAAAAAAATATCAAACAAAAATTTTGGATCGACATTTCTATCAACATTTTTGATGTTTAAAGAGGGTTATGAAATAAGAAAAAAAATATGGAATTCTAGAAATGAAATAAAAATTCCAACAAAATTTTATTCTAGTTCTCGTATGCCAACCACATTTATTTTTAAAGATGAATTGGGAAACAAAAATCAATTTTCAAATACTTTACATGATGGTTTTATAAAAGATGATGATAAAATAAATCTTTTTGATTATCAATTTAATATAGCCGTAGAAAGTAGTAAAGAAAAATCTTATTTTACAGAAAAGTTAATAGATCCTCTTTTAACTAAAACAATTCCAATATACTGGGGATGTCCTAATATTGAAGAATTTTTTGATACAAGAGGAATGATTATTTTTAATAGTTTTGAGGAATATATTGAAAAAATTAATAAAATTGATGAAACGACATATGAATCCATGAAACCATATGTTGAAAAAAATTATAATTTGGCATTAGAATATGGTAGATCTTTTTTTGATAGAATTGAACAAATAATAAAAGAAAATTATAATAATGAAAATAAAAAAGAAATTTTATGGAGCATTTGCATTTTAACTGTTCCAGAAAGAGAAAATAAACTTCAAAAACTACTTAAAAAATTAACAGAAACTACTCCCTACTCGTTTAAACATAGAATTGAAATTATAGTAAATAGTGATAATAAACAAAAAACAGTTGGACAAAAAAGAAATGAATGTGTTTTGAAAGCAAAGGGAAAATACATTTCCTTTATTGACGATGATGATATGGTATCTGATGCTTATATTCCAAAAATTTGTAGAAAATTAAATTCAAATTTATATGATGGTATTGGGTTTTGGGGATTATATTATGTTAATGATAATCCAACAATGTGGTTTAATCACGCCAATATAAATGGTGGCCATTTTAAAGATAATTTGGGTAGACAACGCCGTCCCCTGAATCATTTAAATCCGATCAAAACCGAAATATCCAAACAAATCTTGTATCCTGAAAAAAATTATGGAGAAGATTCTGATTATTGTGATAAACTTTTAAATTCGGGTTTAATAAAAAATGAATATAATTTTGAAGAAGTAATGTACCACTATCTTTGGTCTAGTGAAGGGACTTTGACTCAAAAATGAAAAAAATATGTTTATTGCAACAGGAATGTGGTATTGGTGATGTTTTATTTTGTCAAGGAATAGCAAAAACATTTCTTAAAAATAATTATAGAGTAGTTTGGCCTTTAGTTCCACAGATAATGCATATTGCAAAATATCTTGATAAAGATATAGAATTTTATGATAATAGTGGTGACTTTCCACTTAAAGATTTTTTTTATTTATCATATGATAAAAAACAAATACTTTTTACAGATAATAATGATTGTTTTATTCCTCTTGGATATTCTTCTCATATGATTTCTCCGTATGGTCTTCAGGTAATGCAATCAAAATATAGTATTTGTGGTTTAGATTGGAAAATGTGGAAAAATGAATTTACATTTGATAGGGACGAAAAAAAAGAAAATGAATTATTTTATGATGTTTTGGGGTTAAAGGATAATGAAGATTACTTGTTTATAAATCAAACATATGTAACACAACCATCTGTTATGAAAAAAAATATAATGCATTTTGCAGATAAATTTAAATCAATGAATATTTGCGAAATGAGATTTGTCGAAGGATTTACTATATTTGATTGGTGTAAAGTTTTTGAAAACATGCATTCCACCTTGACAGTTGATACATCTTTAATGTATATTATTGAAAAATTAAATTTAAAAAATAAAAATAATTTTTTGTGTATTACAAGAAATTATCATACAGCAAATGATATTCATAATTTGTTTGAGATACCTTGGGAGTATATTCATGCTTGAGACAATACAATTTAAAAATAAAATTTATCCAAAATTTCAAAGTGAAGGAAACGCTGCACAGTTTGCGATACCTTATGCAAAACATTTATGTAAAGGAATTGGTGTTGATATTGGATGTATGAAATATGAATGGGCATTTCCTGGCGCGGAAGTAATTGATCCATTATTAAATGAATATCATGCATTAAATTTTCCACAAAATAATTTGGATTATATATTTTCTTCCCATTGCTTAGAACATATATCTGACTGGGTTACTGTTATGGATTATTGGTATTCCAAACTAAAAATAGGTGGAGTATTATTTTTGTATCTTCCAGATTATAGTCAAGAATATTGGCGCCCTTGGAATAATAGAAAACATATGAATATTTTTACTCCAAATATTATTTTTGACTATATGGAAGATAGAGGATATATTAATATATTTAAATCTGGTGTAGATTTAAATAATGCATTTATGATTACAGGAGAAAAAAATGGGTGAACTACAATTGTTTGATATTTTAGATATAAAAAACAAATTTAATTTAGATATTTTTATTGAAACGGGAACCGGAAATGGACATTCTTTGCGACATGTTATTAATACTACTAATTTTGAAAATTACTATTCAATAGAAATTTACAAACCAATTTTTGATATAGTTAAAGAAGAATTTAAAAATAATAAATCTGTTTTACTTATTAATGATACATCAATAAATGGACTTAAAACTATTTTAAATAATATTCCTAGTGATAAAAATATCTTGTTTTGGTTGGATGCACATTTTCCGGGTGCAGATTTTGGACCACAACAATATTCCTCCGAACAAAATAAATTATTAAGAATACCTCTAGAAGAAGAACTTTCATTTATAAAAGAAATAAGACAAAATTCAAAAGATTTTTTCATTATAGATGATTTAAGAATATATGAAGATAATAATTATGAAGTCGGAAATTGGAAAGATCGGCAGTTATACGGTGGGGATGGTATTGATTTTATTTATGACAAATTTAACAACACACACCAAATTACAAAATTATTAAATCATCAAGGTTACATTATTTTAACACCAAGGTAATACCATGAAAGTATTGAAATTTTTTACACACCAAAATAAATCACACGACGATCCACTTTATCATTTAGGATTTGAAAAATATGAAAATGTGTGTGGAGACTTTTATCTGATGTTGGGTGATGTTTATTCGGCTATATTAACGCATAATTATGATGATAAAAATAAAATAGTTTTAAGTTTAGAAGAACCAAATTTTTGTACAGCAGGACATCATGTTGAAACATTTAATAAATGTTCAAAAATATTAACAATTTGTCCTTATACTGCTGAAACTATTGAAAATAGACAATTTGTATTTTTTCCATTTAATAGTGATTTAATTCCACAAAAACAAGAAAAACTTTATGATATAATATATTCTGGTTCCATTCAGTCAAATTTTGTTTCAGAAATTATAAATTGTATGGTTCCATATAATTATATTTTTGTTAGTTTTAATAAAGATTTTCGGGCAAATCACCCTAAAGTTTCATATTTAGAAAAATTAAATTTATACTCAAAAACAAAAATAACAGTTTGTCATAATTTACTTTGGCCATCTTCGTTAGACATTCCTCGTTATAGACAATTTTTAAATGCAGATAAAAATAAAGCATTTGATTTATTGGATCAATGTATAATGCCTCAAATTAAATCTAGAGTTTTTGAAGCAGCATTCTGTAGATCTTTAATTCTTTGTGCAAAAGATCATTGGAATGTAATAGAGAAATTTTTTGAACCAGAAAAAGAATTTATTTATTATACTGATATAAATGATCTACAAGACAAATTGAAATACATTATTAATAATTTTGAAAAATATGAATTAATAATTGAAAATGCTTTTAATAAGGCTGTTAACAATTACACCACTGAAAAATTTGTGGAGAAATATTTAAAATGAAAAAATGTATAGTAACAACTACAATCCAATCTCCCACTAAAGCATCAAAATTATTTGCACAAAAAGAGGGTTGGGAATTTATTGTTGTTGGTGATTTAAAAACACCACATGATGAATATAAAAATATAAATTGTACATATCTTGATCCAGAATATCAAGATAAAGAATATAAAGAATTAAGCAATTTAATTGGTTGGAGAACAATTCAAAGAAGAAATATTGGTTTTATAGAAGCATATCGCCGAGGAGCAGATGTTATTGCAACAGTTGATGATGATAATATTCCTTATAAATCTTGGGGTGAAGATATTTTAATAGACCGTGAAATAGAAGTTGATTTGTTCGAACCTCAATCTGATTATTTTGATCCCCTTAGTGTTACAAATCATAAAGATTTGTGGCATAGAGGATATCCTATAGAAGATTTATTAATAAAAAATAATATAGAATATAAAGGAAAAATTAAAAAAACATTTAAAATACAGGCAGATTTGTGGGATGGAGATCCCGATATAGACGCAATCTGTAGATTATCTAAAAAACCTTGTGTAAAATTTAATAATTTGACTCCCTACACATCTAATAAATTTTCCCCGTTTAATAGTCAAAATACTTTTATTTCCCGAGATGTAATTCCATATTACATGGTATTACCTTTTGTTGGAAGGATGGATGATATATGGGGTGGTTATTTGATAGAAAAATTATTTGGTTGTTGTGTTGTATACAATAAAGCAACAGTATATCAAGAAAGAAACCCACAAGATTTAGTCAAAAATTTAGAAAATGAAATAATAGGATATAGAAATACAAAAATGTTTATTTCTAATAATTATCAATTAGAAGATCGTGTAAAAGTAACATATGAAAAATATAAAGAGTATTTTAAATGAAAATAATTTTTACAAATGGTTGTTTTGATATATTACATCCCGGTCATATGAAGATGTTAAAATATGCAAAATCACTAGGTGACAAATTAATTGTAGCAATTGATTCGGATGAACGAATTAAACAGAAAAAAGGTAATTTACGACCTATAAATAGTAGTGAAGTTCGTAAGGAAATGTTACTTGCAATTCGATATGTTGATGTGGTTTATGTTTTTGATAATGACACAGAATTAAAATCACTTGTAAAAAAATTTAAACCAGATATAATGATTGTCGGTTCTGATTGGATGGGAAAATCCGTGATTGGTAGTGAACATGCAAAAGAAGTCAAATTTTTCGAAAGAATCCCTGAATACTCTACTTCAAAAACCATTGAAAGTATTGTTGTTGGGAGAAACATGTAGAGATGAATATCATTTTGGTTATGTTAATAGAATAAGTCCAGAAGCACCTGTTCCCATTTTTGATTTGCATTCTTCTGAAACTAAATTTGGAATGGCTAACAATGTAAAAAATAATTTAGAATCCTTTGGTTGTAAAATTGAATTTTTAACCAATGATTCCTCTTTGTTAATTAAGAAAAGATTTGTAGATTTAAAATCAAAACAACAATTACTTCGAGAAGATGTAACAAGTAATATTGATCCTTTAATTACATTAACAAATATTGATTATGATTTTGTTGTTATATCTGATTATAATCGTGGTTTACTAAACGAAAAATTTATTAAAAATATATCAAAACAATTAACATGTCCTGTCTATATTGATACAAAAAAAACATCATTAAATTGTTTTTCATCTTTTAAAAACTGTATACTAAAATGCAATGATAATGAATTTTCTTTATTAAAAGAAGTTCCTAAAAACATTAATATAATTGTTACCAAAGGAAAAAATGGAGCAACATGGAATAATATAGATTTTCCTGCACCAAGTGTTGAATTGTTTGATGTTACTGGTGCGGGCGATGTATTTCTTTCTGTATTTTCTGTAATTTACTATGTTACTAAAAACATGGAGGAGTCTATACAAAAATCTGTTTTTTTGGCATCAAAATCAACAAAACATTTAGGGATTTATAAATTAACGAAAGAGGATATTCTTGAAATATGTGATTGATATTGATGGGACGATTTGTACTATTGAAAAAAATTATTCATTAGCAAAACCCATAAAAGATAGAATTGAAAAAATAAATAAGTTGTATGAATCGGGTCATATAATAGTTTTATTTACCGCAAGAGGAATGAACACTTTTAATGGTAACTACAACAGAGCGTATGAAGAATTTTATAAATTTACTATTGATCAATTAAATGCTTGGGGTATTAAATTTCATCAATTAATATTAGGAAAACCATCCGGGGATTATTATATAGATGATAAAGGAATAAATGCAAATGACTACTTTTAATAATATTCATCCAAAAGGTTGGGGGTATGAAAAATGGATTGTTAACAAACCAGAGTATTGCGGCAAATTGCTTTTTATTTTTAAAGATAAAAAAGTTTCATGGCATCTC